GCCTTCAATGTCACCCGCAACCGCACCCCAAACAAAATCCATGTCGGCGTTGGTGTTTTTCTTTAACACTTGACCAGTCGTTCCGCCTTTAAGATCAGCAAGTGAAGTGTCAACGGCTTGACCAAAAACCTCAAAATCGGCTGGCAAGTCCGTGACTAAATCCGTGCTGGTTGGCATTTGCCACCCGAAATTGCTTGTTGGGTTTGTCATGTTTTCTCCTTATCAAGCAACAATTGTTGCATTTTCCCAGTCTAATGTCGGCGACACGCTTGTCCATGTCTCAGTCACTGGCACGTCATTCCAGCGCATTGCCTGTAATGAGTAGGCAAGCGGTGTCAACAACAAGGTAACTGAAAGTTGATTGTAAGAGGCTTGGAACGACCAGCCTTCGACGAATCCTTGGAATGTTCCGGAATTCATGTTGAGCGGTAAATTGTTTAGGGCAATTGCTTCGCCCATAAAAATGCCCAAAAGGTTGTCGCGGTCTGCGTCGTCCAATTCTGGGTTTGTAAGATCAAAAGTCACGTCGCTAAAAATTGGTTCAGGGTTGGCACGCAATGAAAGATAGAAGTTTGCTTGGGCAGTTGCGTCAGCTGAATTGTGCAAGGTTGTCGTAATAATCTGGGCAAGCGTTCCATAAAGGGCAATTGAAGCGGCGTCACTTGCTGATTGTTCGCTACTGCTGGTTGCGCCGTATTTAATTGTTAACGAATTACGGACGTCGCCCACGCGGGTTTCAATTCTTAATCCAGCTGCGCGTGCATGGTTTGCGTCAAGATCGACATAACCGTTGGCTGCAAGGTATTGCGTGCGGTGCGTTGAATCAGCATAACCAATGCGACCTTGCGCGTCCTCGTAAATGTACCCAAGCCCTGAAGTTGCCAATGCTGAAACTAAAGAATAGACGTCGATTCGATCACTTGACCGTGCTGCTAATTCGTAATTTCCGGGGCGGTCTATCTCACCCAAACCATTGTTTTCAGCCGTTGCCCAAGTTGTTCCCGCTGGTGTGTATCCGCCCCAAGTAACTGAACCAGCGACCTGCGCCCAAGTATTAAATAAAACGTCGCTCAAAATGTCATAGATTTGATCGCCGTCAAACTCTTTTGAAAGTACGCCGTTGGTTAGTGCTTTTGGCAAACGTGCCAATGCGCCCAATGCCGTGATCGAGTAAGTCTGCGTGAAAGTCGTCGAACCTACGTCACGCACTTCCAAACCAATGTCGACGACGTTTCCACCAAAAATTGAAATAAACGTGTTTGATGTGTTTTTGATTTGAACCGAAATTGTTGAATTGATTGAAACGGGAATTGTGCTTTGTGAAATGTCAATAAGTTGAAGGTTAACGTAACCCGCTTGGGCTTGCTCATAAATGTTTGTTCGACCGCTTCTAATGGTCAGATTAGCCAAAACGGCGTCGGTGTATTCAACGCCGTCAATTTCAACCTTCCAGACTGGATTCCATTGGGTCATAGTGCGACAAGATTTCCAGCACCACCCGTGCCGCGGTAATAAGAATTATTCAATGTGTCAACGATCGTGCGCGCAGTGCCTTCTTTATCCATTGCACCGTTGACCGTCACGTTAATTGTCGGTTGCGCCGACGCAGCTAAAATGCCAGCAAGTGTGTTGGTGTTGACCCCTGACGTACCAAACGCAAAAGGTCGATTTGAAGCGGCTTCAATGCCAGCAAGTGTCGTCGTGCCGCTGGTAAAATTATCAAATGCCCCAGCAATGTTGGTAATTGCTTCGTTTGCTTTTTTGGCTACGGTTGCGACTGCACCAGTACCACTGGCACCAGCAGCCCCGCCAAACGTGCTGCCGCCAACGGAAGGAATGCTTATGCCACCGCCAGCAGTGCCAGCAGTGCTGCCGCCTGTAACAAAAGGCATGCCGTTTGGCATTGTTCCTGAAAAACCACCTGCGCTCGGAACGCCTAAATCGCTGGTGTCTGTGTCACTTCGTCCCGCCAATGCGTTTGCCCCCGCCAAAACCGCAGCGGCAAGTGCTACTGCACCGACGCCGAGTAAAGGGTTTAACGCAAACGCTGAAGCAACACCAGCAACGATCGACGAAGCCTTCAAAGCATTGTAAGCCTTGATCAATGATTTGATTAAAGCAATTGTGCCCATAACTGCTGCACTAATTTTTGAAACAACAAACATGGTAGCAATTACACCAGCAACAATGATAATTTCATCTTTTAACGCAACAACGGTTTTGATTATTTTTTTAACTTGCTCACCAAACTTAAACGCACCGTCGGTTGCGTTCCCTGTTGCTTCCTCTAAACTTCCTTGACCAGTAAGCCCATTGACAAAACTTTGGACGTTTGGCACAACATCTGAAAGAATAAATTCCGCTAATTCTTGAACTACTGGCAACAAAGCCGCACCAATTTGTTCTTGCACTTCGTCACTTGCGATTTTAATTCGAGCAAAAGCCTTTTCTGTACTTTGCGCTTCGTTGTCTGCAAAACCACCAAAAGTTTTTGTGAGTGTATTAAAAACTTTATCAAAATCTTTTGACTTTAAAATCGACTGATCAATGCCCAATCCCAATCGACCCAATGCGTTCAAATTGCCGTCGTATGCTTTACCTAAAGAATTTGCTATTGCTTCCAATGGTTTGCCAGTAGCAGCGGAAATGTCTAAAGCCAAATTAAGTAATTTTTGCGCGTCCTCAACATCTTTTGTTGATCTAACCAGACGACCAAAAGCGGGGCGTAATTCATCATCTGTCACGCCAATTGCAATGCTCGTCGCACTAATGTATTTTTCAACGCCCGCAATTTGTGCAGCCGTTGCCTTTGTCGTGTTTTCAATCGTCAATGCAAGATTACGTTGCGCCTTTTCATCAGCTGCCGCGTTTTCAATTGCAACTTTTACATAAGAACCAATAGCCGCACCAGCGACGGCAAACGCCAATGCAGCCTTTTTGCCAAATTCTGTTGCCTTATCGCCAAAAGATTCGGTTTCTTTGCTGGCAGTATTTAACCCCGCAACTAGGTCTTTTGTTTCAGCGAGAATCGATAGTTTAAGGGTTCTTGAACCTGCCATTAGTCGTACCTCTTAACGATCGTCGAAAACGCCTGTTCCCACTTTTGAATGATCTCTGGTTGCGCTGATCTTAGCGTTGGATAAATAAACCAACCGCGCGACCCGCGACCTTCACGACCTGACCAAACTGGAAATTGCTTATAACGATTTGAACCAAATTCAGCGCCGCCCCACAATTGCTGGGTCGTACCGCCACCGCTTAACTTTTGTCCAGCAAAACCAAAACTGATTTCACCAATTTTTGACGATTTTGAAACCCTCGCGCCTTCAGCAACCCTGTTATCCAAAAGGTTGCGGGTTCGACCACTAGCGGCTGCAACGATCTTGCCACGCACAAAATCAGCAAGCGCACTTGAGGTTTGTTTTGCTTGATTGATTGCTTCGTCGTCCATTGCTTTGAATGCCCGTGTTATGGAACGCAATTCGGCTTTGTCATAAGTGATTGCTTCACTTGCCATTGTTGCGCCTCTCTAGGATTTCAATAACTGTCAGAATGTCCTCTGCACTTTCGAAATCGTTTGGGTGTAGCCCTGTTGCAAGGGCTACTTCCCAAACTATTCGGCTTAGGCTTCCGACTGCGTAACTTTTGGGTTTGCTTCACCAACACTTACGTCAGCAATGGTTTCAGTCCAAACCTCTAGGGTTTTGATTGGCTTACCAGCTGCTTCACGCTTCATTGCATAATAAGCCAAGAAAACTAAATCGGAAATTCCGATTCTTTCCTGCGCCTGTGCAATGGTGTTGCCTGTGTGCTTTTCCCAACGAACCCACTCAGGGGGCGCAGCAACGAAGGTTGCTTGGTCACCGCTTGTGAATTCGATTGTGATTGGTAGTTTCATTTTTTCTCCCGATTGTTTGTGTTAGAACGCTTCTGCTGGTGTGCCGATAACGGTGAATGAAAGTGACACGGTCTGCGCGTCTGGTGCAGTACCGCCCGCGCTTGGAAACGCTGGCAGAATCTGGAATGTGAATGTCGCACCGCTTGCGGCAGTTAGAACGGTCGTAATTCCTGTGTTTGGCGCTGATTCAGTTGCGTTCCATAAACCTTCGCACAATGACCCCGTCGCGCCCCAGTCTGCAAGCATTTCGACGTCAAACGAGAACTGGTCATCAATGTGACGGTAGATTTTGCCGTCTAAAGTCTGATACGTCTCAATAGTTGGGCTATTGGATAGAACTGCGCTTGTCGCTTGGGCGTCGTAGTTATTGCCACCAATAGTAAAGGTGACGTCGCGCCCAGTTATTACTGTTGTTGGCATTTTTTACCCCTTATGTTGTCTGTGTGTAGTAGGTTGAAACGTTAATGTCTGCGACGAGCATTGGTGATTGACCCACTTCAAGCACCGTTGGCTTCTCTACGACGCCAACAACGTATCCCGCTGGCATTGCAGCGAGAATTCCTATGATTAGTTTTTCCAGAGTATCTAGTGACCCTGCATTGCTATTTGAAGCAACAATTGCGGTGATCGCAAAATTAAGTTTGACTTTTGTCTGTGACTTGCCCAGCAAAACAACTTCCATGTATGGCGAATCGGGAACGACCACGATTGCTGGTGGAATTGGTGCTTCTGGAACGCTTGGATAAATGTTTGCAGCAAGTGCGCTAAACGCGTTGGCTAAGGCTGCGCGGGTATCGGAAACGGCATTGGCTGGCACTATTGCACGACCGTTTCAACGTCTAAAAACGGCATAAGTAATGTAGACACCCTATTTGTCAAACTTCTACCCATGCGATACGGCGTACTTTGAAAATCGACGCCCTCGATCTGACCGCCCGCTGCGACGCGTGATTGGAAAACTTCAACGCTGACTGCAAGCACGGCTGATTCAATTGGCGCACTGTTGGCATAGATTTCAGCTGCGGAATAGCCCGAAAGTGTTGCCGTGCCTGTTGGAATAATGTCACGCAATGTAACGTCCGCGCTGGTAATTGCTGCGGTGAAATGAAATTCTTTAACGTCAACGACTGTGACGGTTGCTGAAAATGGTGCGGGTAATCCAGTGACGACCACTG